TGGAACCACCAGGAGGCCCTGGCCTACGCCAAAGCACAGGCCGATGCAATAGAGGACGGCTGGGAATGGCCCTGGCAAACCTGACGTCAGCACTGAGGCCCTACGGGGCTTCTCTGCTGCCCTCACAGCAGCAACCCACCACGTTCAACGCACCATGAAAACTGAAGAGACAACACGGCTCAGCCATGCCGAACAGAACGCCGAAGGGTGGTCGGACACGATCACCGCAGCGTGGGAGGCCTACGGCTTCTGCCTGGAAGAGGGAGAGGGCAAGTACCTGTCCACCGAAGCCAAGGCAGTTCTGAAGGAGCACGGCTACGACGGCACCAACCACACCGTCGTTGCCGAAGCCATCGAAGAGACCATGCGAGAGGCACCGCTCAGCGTCGACGTGCGCAGCGGATGGCACACGCCAGGAGAGGACGCAGACCCGGAGGAATTCCAGGTCCTGCTAACCACCGGCGGGCCTGCCTTGCGCATCATGGGCGAGCTTGACCAATGGTCAGAGCCCGCCCGTTGCTGGCTTGAGATCCAGGACTGGGGCACACCTTGGACCCGGTATTTCAGCCGCAGCGCCGAGCGCGCCACCGCCCTCCGGTGGTTCGCTTCCCTGTTCAGCTACGGGCAGGGCTGAGGCGATGCTGAGCCGTTACGCGCCGGCCCTGGCAGCAATGCTGGGGTCGGCCTTTCTATGGGTCATTGCTCTGCAAGAGCTGGCCCGCCAGCCGGTGACCAACACCGGCACTCAACCCACCACACACCCCGTCAACCGATGACCGCCGAGACACTGCCCATTCACACCGTGACCGCTCAGTTCGGGATCGATTCCGAATGGATCGACCGGGACGGAGTCGTTCACAAACACCAGACCCCGCCAGATTGGCGGGTCCACTGGGTCCAGCAAACCGGGGACGTGCAGTTCCCTTGGCTTGTGCGGGTGACCTACAACGCACAGCCCGGGATGACCAATCCCTGCTGCTGGAGGGTGCCCGATCTGGACAACCCCCGCTACGACTTCAGCCAGGCCGTAGCGGTCCCCAACCTCAACGCCTGACCATCACCAAGGCCCCAGCAATGGGGCCCATCACTACCCACCGCACAACCCACCATGTACACCGTCTGGCAAACGATCCAGGACGACGTCGACCAGTTCTGCTGCTACTGCCCAACCGAGCAGGACGCACAACACGAGGTCGACCGGATCAACGACCACCTAGCAGAGCGAGGGATCCCCGGATGGGTCAGCTCCGCTTATTGGGATTGGTTCCGCTGATCCCTGCCCACTGCAAAGAAAAGCAACAGGCCGCCGCCCAACTACGGGCAGCGGCCCCATGCTTGCCCAGGCCGGGCCCCGCCCGGCGCCACCCCACCACCGAGCACCACATGAATCGCTTCCATGCGTTGGCTGCAGTTTTGCGTTGGCTGCAGCCGTGATCGAGCCACATCATTTGCTGATCCAGGTATCAGCACGCCTGTTTGCTGACGGGCACACAACCATGGCGCAAGACGTCAGGCAGCTGGCCCACCAGTGGACACCAGAACAAGAACGCCGCCTGGTTGGCGGTGAAACCATCGACAAAACAGGAGCACCCATCATCCGATGACCAAAGAACTGACCGACCTTGAGCTGGCTGAGATGTATCGCGCCTGGTGGAAGGAGATGTATGGCCTGACCGCCAACTCCCAAGCCACTGTCATTGCCATTGCCTGGGCTAGGCATGTGTTGGCACAGGCTGAGCAGACCGATGACTGACATTTCTCCTGCCGCACAGGCGGTGCTGGATGCGTTCTGGAATGGCATCCGTTACCAGGATGACATCACTGACAAGAACATTGCCGCCGCGTTGCGTGCTGCCGCTGATCAATGCAAGCCTGAATGGCTTGGGCTGACCTGCGTGTATAGCTTTCATGCCATTGCCGACGAGCTGGAGGGCGCCGATGACTGAATCATTCAAAGAGTCACACGTCATGGCGACGCTGCGCAGTGAGCTGCTCAACGCCATGAGCAACACCTTCCCTGCACCACGCAGTGCGTTGGACCTGGAGTCTGACTGCCGTGTCCCCTTCCTTACGAGAGACAAAGTCTGGTTCAAAGATGCAGTGCGAGAACAGATCAAGGTTCTTGTTAATGCTGACCTGGTTCGTCCTATGCACGGTGGGTTCACACTCACTGAAAAGGGGCGACGAGACAGGCAGCAAGCTGCACGTTTTTTCAACAAACAACCACCACAAGATGCAGCATGAATCAATCACGCCTTTCGCAGTTCGATCAACGAGCGGAATCAATCACGCACGACAGGCATGGCGACTATGGTGACCCGAGAGTTAGCTTTGACCGCATTGCTTTGATGTGGTCGGCTATCACAGGGGCAGACATCAGTGCCCAGCAAGTGGCACACATGATGATTGCCCTTAAGCTGAGCCGTTTGCAAACCAGTCCCAATCATCTTGATTCCTATGTCGACATCGTCGGATACGCAAGATGCGCCGTCATCTGTGGACCAGAGCACGACAAGCAAGGAAGGCCTATTGACTTGCTTGATTAATGCTTATTGGTGCGACCGCAACAACAGTCTCACCATGCACAGCAGGCAGCGAATGGTTGCCGTGCTTGATGTACTGGCTGCAGAGATAAGGAGCTGGGCTCCCGATCCAGGGCAGGCAAGGATCTGCTACTTGGCCATCAACGAAGTGGCCGACCGTCTCATTCGTGAATCAATCAATGACCTACCAACCTGAGTGGAGAGCCGAGGACGAGCAGCGCATCCAAACACTGGAAGCCCTGTACATTGCCGACGGCAGAGCAAACAAAGAACATCCAGATCACTGTCTGTATACGGGTTTATGGCAAAAGCACAAGGACGAGCAGGCCGATGTTCAAGAAGCCTGAGCGTTCATACATGCTGGGCTGGTCGGATGACTCCAGGCCCAACCTAGGTGAAGGCATCAGCCGCACAAGCAAAACCACTGCTCCCTTGTGGAGGGTGGATGTTGCAGACAAAGGTCATCAAGTCATGAGGACAACCATCAGGGCAGCCAACAAGGCAGAGGCCCTGAAGTTTTCACAGAACCGCTACCCATCCGCAACCACAATCACTGTCATCGGCAAAGCAAATGCAAACACCCCAACTGCCTGAAAACGTTTTCATTTACAGCGACTGGAAGCCAAGCAAAGAAGATTCAGACGACGTCGGCAACGTGCTTTGGTACAAGCCAGGCTTTGGCTGGTATCAGGGATGGTGGAACAACCCACCGATGGAAGGCACCACCCACTGGACCTATGTGCCGCCGCGGCCACCTGCTGTGGTCGATCCAAAGATCACCCGGAATGAAGCCTTTGACCGTTGGATAAAGACATTCCCTGCTGACGCCAAGCTGGACGACGTCGTCGTTGCATTGCTCCGCCTGGGCTGGAATGCAGGGTGGGCCCGTGGTCACTGAAGACAGGCAGCTGCACCTTGAGCAGCGGGAGATGCTCATGCTGGGCACTGACCGCTATGAACTGCTGCGCAACCAGCGGATCATCAAGGGGATGGAGTCGCTGTCCGGCTACGGCAACGTGCTGGTGGAGCTGGGCATCGACGGTGTCATCAAGCAAGTCAGGCACCACAGGGCCAGGCTTAAGGCTGGCAAGGCTGGCCTGTACTACAGGCACCTGGGCCCGCTGCTGACCATCGCCCCGCACAAGGCTGCAGCAGTGGCTTTGCGGGTGGTGGTCGACAAGATCAGCCAGCCCATGCGCATCAACCACCTTGCTGTCGAAGTGGCAGAGAAGTTGTGGGTGGAGGCCATGCTGACCAGGGCCACCAGGTGGGAGAAGCTGAACCACAAGCGCGTCAGAGGCCGGTACAAGGACAAGGTCAGGGACATCAACCGCATGCAGAACACCGAAAGGTGGACTGGTGAACAGCGCGTAGCCATTGGTGGGTTGCTGGTGTCCGTGATCGCTGAACAGACCGGCTTCATCAAGATCGACAAGCGCAAGAACAGGCACCGGTGGGTGGTCTATGTGTCGGCCACCGACGAATGCCTGCAGTTCATCCAGCAGTACAACGACAGCGGTCGTTTGCTGTGCCCCTTCTACCTGCCGATGGTGGTCAAGCCGCGGCCATGGGATACGCCCAGTGCGGGTGGGTACCTGACCGACGTGCCTGGCTACGAGCTGGTCAAATCACAGAGCCAGTTCATGGCCGAGCGATGCACCGGTGAAGAGCCGTTTGTGCAGGCCGCCAACCACCAGCAGTCCGTCGCCTGGCAGGTCAACAGCTGGGTGCTGGAGCAGATGGAGTACGCCTGGGAGAAGAGCATTGCCATCGGCAAGCTCATCCCCAGGGAAGGGTG